ATTAAACAAACAACAAATGATGGTATTTTAGTTGATACAAATATTGTTAAAAATGAATTTTTTGCGGATGTTCTTTCTTTTTCAATATGTGAAGAATATTTACAAAATTTTCAAAAATATTTTTTATATAATAATTATTTTAAAAAAATATCATTTGATTTATTTTATACTTTATTTGCCGTTCAAGGACGTCAAATTATTTATGGGAAACAAATGAATATTGGCGGTAGTTTTTTAAATCATCCACTTACAAAATATAGAATAAATACATGTTTATCCTTATCTCCAATATATAGAACTTTATATAATGTTAAAAAAGGAGATAATATGTATTCAAATGTTGAATATATATTTTTTGATAACTATTAATTAACTTTATTTTTTTAATTACAGAATAAAAAAAATATTTTGTTATATTATAAATTATGTTATTTGACAGTATATCTGGTTCTCTTCCAAAAGAATATTGTTTTTATTATTATGTCTTAACTATTTTTGCTTTCATTTCACTTCTTATTACTCTTTTTACATTAGTTGTTGGACTATTTAGTAAAAAACTTTCTCTTGAATTATTTATATCTTTACTTTCTGCACCCTTAGCTATGTTTTTAGTTTATTTAAATAATCGTTTATTGTATAATATGTGTTCTGCATCAATACGTTAAAAAATTATTTTATACCTCGCTATTTTTTAATTACAAAACATATGATTTTAGGAAGAATATATTTAATGACATAATATTTATTAAAAATAATAATATTTTAAAAATATTATTGTTTAAATAGTTGGAATATATTCCCAATTTAGAGTTTTACACATTCCAAACCATATCATATCTTGTTCGATTAGTTTATATCTGTCTTTTAACATTGGAATATGTTTTAAATATTGAGTTTCACCTAATAATTCACATAATTTATACAATACATAATAATAATTTAAAAAATTTACTCTATAACCAGGGACATGTTTTGCATATGGAGATTGTAATTCAATAAATAAATTACATAATGTTTCTTCCAATTCAATCGGCATTGTTAAAGGTTTAATACCTAATTTATTTTTAATAAAAGCAATATGTTCATAATATTTATTTAAATTTAATTTTTTTAATATTTCTTTTATTTTAATGTCGGTTAATTCATTTTCATTTATATTAATTCGTTCTTTTTTCATTTGTTGTTTTATTTTTTCAATAATATCATTACTTATTTGTGTTGTTTCTTTTCCTTGAAATTGAGATAATATTTCTTTCCAATGATTTAATCGTTTATAAGCATTAAAACAAACTTCTTTGGGTGGTTCTTTATATGAAGGTTTTTCATTTTCAACTAAATAAGGAATATTTTTAAAACAATGATTACATAATAAAACACCATCATCTTCAACAATAATAAGTTCACCAATATTACAAACCATACAATAATCAGTATTATTTATGTATAAATTTAAATTAATAAAATTATCATCTATATTTGATAAATAATTTTGGACGATATTTTTATTTTTATCATTATTTTGTAAAATATCATTATCATTATTTTTAATTTTAAAGAATTCACCAATTAAATTATTTTTTGAAAGATTATTTTTAATTTTTTCATTTATGTTTTTTTTATTTTCAAAATATTCGAAAATATATTTAGAATTTTTTAAATAATATTTTTTTTTTTTATCTTTTAAATTTTTTATTTTTTCTTTTATTTCATTTATTTTATCTTGAATATCTAATTTTTCATCAATATTTTTTGTTTTTTTTAATAGATTAAAATAATTTATTTTTTCTTCATTTAATTTTGGTATTGTTATTTTTTCATTATATTGAAATTCTTGTATAAATTCATTATGTTTATTATCTAATGTTGTCAAAGATTTATTATCTACTTTTAATATTTTCTTTGTTTGTTTTACTTTAAACATTATAATTAATTAAAATTTTAAACTTTTAATTAATTATTTATCATTATTATTATTATTTTTTGTTTTATAAATGATAAATAAAGAATAATAAAGCATTATAATAAAATATTATTTATGTGTGTTTAAAATAATAATTATTTAACATTTTATATGATATAGAGTAAAAATGATAAATCAAAATGGTAATCAAATTGTTGAAATAGAAAATATATGTTTTAAAAAAATGTTATTTATTTATAATGCTTTGCAAGATGGTTGGATTGTTAAAAAAAAAGGAGATAAATATATATTTACAAAAAAACACGAAAATAATAAAGAATTATATTTAGATGATTCATTTTTAACGAATTTTATAAATAAAAATACGGATATTAAACAACTGTTAAAATAATAAATTCAAATATTTTATTATTGATAAAATATTGTATAATTAATTAATTAATTAATTAATTAGTTATTTTTTTATAAAATTTTTTTCTTTAACAATAATATATATATATAAAATGGGAGGCGGACTCATAAACTAATTGTGAGTAACAGGAGGCATTAAAAGTGTGTAACCTCCTAGTGTATAATTATTTTTTGTTTTTTAAATATTAGCATCTGTTTTTAGCATATTGCATAAAAATAATAAATAATTATATGCGACATGACCAAATTGCGGGAACCCCCTTAGAGCAATAACTACCACTCTATATTTGAAAATTTATGGAGGATCTCGGTTAATAGCCGAACCCGATGGTAAAAATGTTATTGATTGGGAAATCCGCAGCCAAGCTCCTAAATGCGTTATGTTAGCATATGGAGAAGGTTCAACGACTTGACGGTTATGGGTCTTAAATGATGATTTTAAACAAATCAGATAAGGCATAAAGTAAAGTCTGGTCCTGATTCGAAAGGTCAGGTGTTTGTATTTTATAAGCAAATACAAACTGTAAAACACAACGGCAATTAGTAGCTTATGGTGCACAAGATGTTTATCTTACCGGTAATCCACAAATAACTTTTTGGAAAGTTACATATAAGCGTTATACAAATTTTGCGATTGAATCAATCGAACAAACTTTTAATGGACAGGCAGATTTTGGACGTCGTGTAACTTGTATTATTAGTCGTAATGGAGATTTGGCTTATAGAACTTATTTGCAAGTTACTCTTCCAGAAATTAATCAACTTATGGGTGTTTCAAGTTATTCCACAAGTCAAGGTACAGGTGTATATGCCCGTTGGTTAGATTTTCCTGGAGAACAACTTATCGCACAAGTTGAGGTTGAAATTGGAGGTCAACGTATTGATCGTCAATATGGTGATTGGATGCATATTTGGAATCAACTTACTATGACATCAGAACAACAACGTGGATATTTTAAAATGGTGGGTAATACTACTCAATTGACCTTTATCACTGACCCTTCATTTGCTGCGGTTGATGGTCCTTGCGACTCTCTTGCCCCACGTCAAGTTTGTGCTCCTCGTAATGCTCTTCCAGAAACCACATTATATATCCCATTTCAATTTTGGTTTTGTGCTAATCCTGGTCTTGCTTTACCACTTATTGCTCTTCAATATCACGAAGTAAAAATTAATTTGGATATTCGTCCAATTGATGAGTGTTTGTGGGCTGTTACGACTTTAAGTTGCCAAGACCAAAATAATAAACAATTTAGTCCTGGAAGACCTGTTCCTGCTTCTATTGCTTATAATCAATCATTAGTTGCTGCATCTTTATATGTTGATTATGTTTTCTTGGATACTGACGAACGAAGACGTTTCGCACAAAATCCTCATGAATATTTGATTAGTCAATTACAATTTACTGGTGATGAATCCGTAGGTTCTTCTTCTAACAAAATTAAGTTGAATTTTAATCATCCTGTTAAGGAACTAATATGGGTCGTCCAACCAGACCAAAATGTTGATTACTGTTCTTCTCTTGTTTGTGATGCTCTTTTATACAAGGTTCTTGGGGCTCAACCATTTAATTATACAGATGCTGTTGATGCTCTTCCAAACGCAATTCACGCATTTGGCGGTCCTAATGAAACTGCAGGTGCTAATGCCTTTATTGATGCACGTGGATTGTTTGAAGATGCAGGTGCTGTTGATGTAAATATTCCTTATGGTTTTACTGGATATTGGCATGGACCACAAAATCCTTATAATGAACCTAATTTTGGAGGTTCAAATATTCAACTTCCATCGAGTTATATTTCTTCTGACCCAATTTTATCACAACTCACAAGTACCGTTAATACTGTAGGAACACATAATAGTGGTTCAACTGTTTCTGATGCTGGAACTTTTGTATTAACTGAAACTTCTTTGGATATGCATTGTTGGGGTCTTAACCCTGTTGTTACTGCCAAGTTGCAACTCAACGGACAAGACCGATTTTCTGAGCGTGAAGGTTCTTATTTTAGTTGGGTTCAACCATTTCAAGCACACACCAGAAATCCTGATGAAGGAATTAATGTTTATTCCTTCGCTCTTCGCCCTGAAGAACATCAACCAAGTGGAACCTGTAATTTTTCTCGTATTGATAATGCAACTCTTCAATTGGTTCTTTCTAATGCTACTGTTGAAGGAACAAAGACTGCAAAGGTTCGTGTATATGCCACTAATTACAACGTATTGCGTATAATGTCAGGTATGGGTGGTTTGGCTTATTCCAATTAATTTTTTTTATTTTTTGTTGTCATTATTATGCTTCTCTACTATTATTTTACTTTTTATTAATAAATTTAAAAACATAAAAATATAAAAACATAAAAATATAAAAATATAAAAATATCATGTGATTTGAAATTAATATTTAATAAAACTATTAAATATTAATGAATAATATATTTATAAAAATGGAAAATAAAACATTTCATTTTTTAAAAACAAATCCAATAACTATTATAAAAGAATATAATGAAAAAAAACCAGAATATTATGTATATACTGACGGTGCTTGTTCTAATAATGGAAAATCAAATGCAAAAGCTGGATATGGTATTTATTTTGGTGAAAATGATAACAGAAATACATATAAAAGGATTGAAGGAAAACAAACAAATAATACTGCTGAAATAACAGCAATAATAGAAGCATATTATTTAATTGAAGATGATATTAAAAATGGAATAAATATTGGTATTGTTACTGATTCGACATATTCCATAAATTGTATAAAAAAT